GGCTTTTTGGTGCCTGAGGATTACGCCACGCAAATTGTCGACAAGCGTGATGAGACATGGATTGGTGCAAAGCTGCCTGTACAGCGATACACCACCAGCCGCGATATCTTCAACATCGCCGATCAGGACAGCAAGAGTGATTTTGCATTTGTCGCTGAGGCTAGTGCAGCAAACTTTGATGAGCCTACGTTTACCAACAGCGCAATTACCATCTACACGGCATCACTGGCTATGAAAGTCAGTAATCAGCTGTTGCGTGACGAGGCGATGGATCTGCAGGGCTTTTTGGCGCGTGAGATTGGTCGAGCCTATGCACGCCACCTCAATCAGTACATGATCAGTGGCACTGGTAGCTCACAGCCATATGGTATCTTGGCACGCGCGACTGTGAGTGAAACACTCGCAGGTGCTGCAGCCGTTGATGCAGCCGACATCATCAACATTGCGCACAAGCTGCCTGCATGGTATGCCGATGACACTGCATCAGTGGGCTGGATCATGCGCAATAGCACACTCGGTGCCATTCGTGCACTGCAGGGCAACTTTTTCAGCTTTGCACCAACGCCATCAGGCAGCATGGAGAGCCTCTACGGTAAAAACGTGGCACTCACTGACCACATCGCTGCACTGGGTACCACCAACAAGCCCATCATCTTTGGCAACATGCTGTATTACGCGTTTGTTGAAAACATGGGCCTCGAAATCAGCCGCAATCCATACCTCTACCAAGCCAACTATCAGACTGGCATTTTCACCACGGTGCGATGGGGTGGCGATGTAACGCAAGCTGAGGCCTTTGTCTATGGGGTCAATCCGTAATGAGTGATTTGGTGCTTGTAAAACTGCTGCTCGGTTTGGTGCGCGCAGAGAATAACAGGCTCAAGGCCTACAACGCTGGTGACGTGATAAGCGTCACCAGCAAGGAGGCTGAGCATATGGTATTTCGGCGGCGTGCAGAGCGTGTGGAGCCTGAGGCACCACCAGTGAGCACAGAGAGCGCACCAGCCAAGCTTGCACCATCACGCAAAAAGCGAGGCTCATAGTGGCATACATAACTGCAGCAGAATTGCGTGATTACATTGGCGCATCATCGCATGCTGATGATACGCAGCTGGGATATGCAGCTACGCGTGCCCAGCATATGGTAGATGCATACTGTAATCGTACATTTGAGGCTGCAGCAGATACCACGCGCTATTACAATGCGCTTGATATCCGCTATGGTGGCAGCATTGACGCGTTTACACAGACGCTCATGCTCGATACTGATTTGTGCCAGCTCACGAGTGTGACAAATGGGAATAGTCAGGTAATTCCCACAGCCTCACTCAATTTGCTGCCAACAAACTTCACACCAAAGTATGCCATCAAAATCAAGAGCAACACCTCATATGTGTGGACATATGTAGGTGAGCCTGATACTGCTATCAGTGTAGTGGGTCGTTTTGCGTATAGCATCACTGCACCTGCTGACATTGTGGCAGCAACTATCAGGCTTGCAGCATACATCTACAGACAGCGTGAGGGTACACCTGATACGGATCGCAGTATCATCTCACCTGATGGATTTGTATTGCAGGCTGCACGAGTGCCAACGGATGTGGCCGTTACGCTGGATCCATATCGCAGGAGATCATAGCCATGGGGAGCAATCTCACCAGCATCCTGAGCGCAGTGGCTGCAGTCACTATCAATCTTGATGGGGATAATGTGGATGTGTGGCTCACCAGTGAGGTAATGGACACTGCTGAGATACCACAGCTGCCTGTACGTATCATCAGCCCACTCGGGATGCAGGGTGTGCGCATGAAGCAGCAAACGCTTGGAGCTGGTGCAGTGCTCAGTGCAGAGTGGCGTGTCACGGATACGCTGCTATTGCGCGCGGTGGGTATGGGGCTTGGCATGCGTGACGTGGCTGATTTGTATACTGAGTATATGAGTGAGTACCTCAATGGCATGCGCGCACTCATCACCAACACATGGAAGTTAGAGACACTCGAGCAAAAGCCCATGGTGCTTGAGTATCCAGCAGGCAGCGGCCGCAAATACCATGCGGTGATGTGTACGCTGTTATTTAGTGAAATTGTTCAATAGGAGAGATATCATGGCACAAACTACGGGAGCTGTAACAGGAGCTGCATCAACAATCTCAGTGAAGATCAATGCAGCAGCCACGTTTACGGACATTTCAGGCAGCACACAGAGCATTGATGCACCAACATCCACACGCATCACTGGTGAGGCCTATACGCTCGAGGGCGACATTGCACTCACCACGGTGGGCAAGCGCGAGCCAGTCGAGGTCACCGTCAATGTGATTTATACAGAGGTAAGTACGGAAGCATTTTTGCTCTTGCAGGATGCATTTGTCAATAACCACACCTGCCAGCTCAAGTGGCTGCCAAAGGGCACAGGCTCAGGTAACGATGATTACACCACTGCCACTGATAGCCGCATTACTAGCCTGCAGTATGCACCGATTGACGCAAGTGGTGCAGGCCCAATCATGTGTCAGTTTGTGGTGCGCTCGTCAGCCATCACCTACACTGCAAACACCTAGGAGTATTACCTATGAAAGCTACCTACACTGTAGATATTAAACGGCTATCCATAAGGGATGGTGCTACACTGCAGCGAGCGATTAAAGACGGCATTGATATCATGGCATTTCTACCTATCCTGAATAAATTGGTCATCATGGATGATGGCAGCAATGCTGAGGATCTGCCATATGAGCACCTCGAAGAGATACTCATTGCCATAGGTGAGCGTATCAGCAAGCCAAACCCTACCTAAAGCAGGCCCTGCTGGAGCATCTGTTTACCAGTGGGCCTGCTCCATGGGAGTACATTGAGCTCATTCTCTGCAGAGATGTATATCACTGTGTGCCAAGTGCGCTGCCTGACTTTGAGACCATCGTGCAGACACTCATGATGCTGCAGGTAGAGCAGCAAGTGCAGCAGATGAAAAGGAAATGATATGACTGATCGCGCAGTGGTGGTGCGTTTTGTTGGTGAGGATGATGTAACACCAGTCGCAAAATCAATTCAGGGCTCAGTCAATGAGCTGGGCAGCACTGCAGATAAAGCAGGCAGTAAGTTTGATGCACTCGGCAAAATCGCTGAGGGTGCATTTATGCGCTTAGGCAACATCATCACAGATGTTGCGCTTGCTGGTGTGCAAAAAGTCGGTCAATTTTTCAGCGATAGCATTGCAGAAGCCACTGATTTTCAAAATGTGTTTGCGCAAACACAGGCCGTTATTGCCTCGACAGGTGCAGCAGCAGGCAAGACTGCTGAGGAGATGGCAGGGCTCGCAAGTGATTTATCTGCAGCCAGTGGTATGAGCCTCTTCAGTGATGATAGTATCCTTGGTGCACAAAACTTATTGGCCACATTTACGCAAATTGGTGGGCCAACGTTTGACAATGCCACACAGGCTATCCTCGATGTATCACAGGCAATGGGGCAAGATTTAAAGAGCTCTACCATCCAAATTGGTAAGGCTCTTAACGATCCTATTGCAGGGATTGGCGCGCTCTCACGCGTTGGCGTGCAATTCACTAGTGACCAAAAAGCCATGATTGAGAGCATGGTAGAGGGTGGCAATGTAGCAGGGGCTCAGGCAGTCATCCTCGAGGAGTTAAATAAGCAATTTGGGGGTAGTGCTGCTGCTGCAGTCAACACGTATGCTGGACAGATGACAGTGCTCTCAGAGCAATTCAACGATGTAAAGCAGGGAGTGGGTGAGGCTTTGCTGCCTATCCTGCAGGAGCTTGGTCGTTTTGCAGTGCAGTATGTGGTGCCTGCAGTGCAGGAGATGGCTACAGCCTTTACTGAGTGGGTAAATAGCGTTGATTGGGGCGGCTTGATGAATATCTTTGATAGCCTCTTCACTACACTGAGCGACAGCATCACGAGTGTGGATTGGGATGGCATTTTTGCCACCATCAGCACTGCCATTGATACAGTGCTCACGACATTCTACACATTAAGAGATGTATTTTATGAGGTGCTTGGTGCCATCACCACGCAAATTGATATTTTCTGGGGCATTGTGGAGCCTGTATGGAATCAGCTTGCAGCTGTCTTTGAAGAGGCATACAGGCAGCTTGAGCCACTCGGCGCGGTGTTTAATGAGGCCTTTGGTGATGTGAGCAAACAATCAGAGGCTATGGCACCAATAGGCGAGATTTTAGGGAATATTACTACTGCAATCCTCAATGTGGTGGGTGTGATTGTGCAGGTGCTTGTGCCGATCATTCAAGTGGCGTTTCCGATTTTCATCAACTACATAAAGGATTTAGTAGACACCTTTATGCGTTTATACAACACTATCAATTACGTGTTTAGTGGCAAGATGCAGCAGGACATCAGCAAATGGTGGGAAGATACCGTGAATGGCATATCTACAAAAATCAGCAACGTCATTGCATCGGTCAAGCAGGTAGGCACCAATATCATCAGCGGTCTTATTGATGGTATTGAGAGCATGAGGCAAAAACTATACGACAGCTTTAGCAATCTCGTGACTGGTGCAGTGGCGTGGCTTAAAAAGCTGCTAGGCATTGCCTCACCATCAAAACTGATGGCTGATGCAATCGGTAAACCGATGGCGCAGGGCATCGCTGCTGGTATGCTCTCATCAGCAGGGGCTGTGCAAACGGCTGCAGGGCTCACGGTAAGTGGTGCAGGTGCTGCCACAGTGAATAACTATTATCAGTTAACGGCCACATACAACACCATGCAGAGTGAGAGCAGCATCCTGCAGGATATGCGCGCACTGCAGTTAGCATCAGGAAATTACTAGTATGCCAATATCATCACCAACCATAGGTATGCCATACTCACTCACCTACAGCATAGGTGGCACAGTCTATACGCTGAGTGGCTACGATGCTACATCAGGGCTCACGTTTGGCTATGGTGGTGATGCTGGATTTGGCATGGCACCACTGCATAGGATTACACAGCGTGGCCCGATGCAGCAGGGTGATACAGATGAGGATTTTCGCCTCGATCCGCGCATCCTACAGCTACCACTCATTGTGCGCTGTGATACGCTCAATGCGTACTATCAATCACGCGAGAAAATCCTAAACATCTTTACACCATCAAACGTGGCAGGTGAGCTCACTGTCACGCGGCCTGATGGTGCACAGCGCAGCATCCTCTGCAAAACGCTTGGAGGGCTCACGTATGACTACTCACCAAGTGATGGCTATGCCATACGCACGGTAGTGCAGCTACGCGCGGATGATCCCACATGGTATAACCCTGCACCAGTCACTACAGTAATCTCACCAGCAGTGGCAGGTACACCGATGGCAATCCCACTAGTAATGCCATTCACAATGGGTACCTCTACCATCAATACCACTATGAGCATTACGTATGATGGCAACTGGCTCAGTTATCCCGTCATCACTGCCACAGGCTCGATTACGAATCTCACTATCACTAACAACACCACAGGCTTGAGCATTGTGGTGAGTGGCAACATCCCTGCAGGCCGTGTGTGGACATTTGATCTACGCTATGGATATAAAACAGTGTACGATGATTTAGGCGTTAATCAGATCAGCACCATCACCACTGCATCAAATCTCGCTACGTTTGCACTCGTGAGCGCACCAACAGCAGTGAGTGGTGTGAACAGCATCAGCCTATCGAGTACTGCAGTGGGCTCAGGTGCTACAGTACAATTCACCTACTATAATCGCTACATAGGCATATAAGGAGATACACCATGGCAAGCACAGAGCGTAGCCTTGGATGGGCTACTACAGGCACAGGAGATGGGCCAGCAGCAGGATATAATACCGCGCGCTGGACTGCAAACGCACAAAAAACGGATGGCACAGGGGTCACGTTTTTTGGCTCATACATGGCGATGAGTGGCACCACCACGAGTACACTCACTATTGCAGATGGTGCAGCCATCATCAATGGGTATACGTATGAAACGAATGGCAGTGTCACCATTAGCACCACAGGGCTCACTGCTACCTATAATGTGCTGCTTATCGCTAATACCAGTGCAGGTGCGCTCACTGTGACAGCGAATGGTGCAGGTACTACCACAGTGGCTGCAAGCACCATCCGCATTGCACTGGCTACGAGTGCGCAAACCACCACCATACAGGGTGCAGTGGGTGCTGATAACGTGATCACGCTTGGTACCTGCACAGTAGCTGCAGGTGTCATCAGCAGCATTACTGCTGCGCTGCCATACAGCACCAGCCTGCAAATGCCATCACAGATATATGCAGTGCTCGACAGCCTAAGCGCACCTATCACCTGCGCTACTACAGCATCAGTGGATCTCACCGCATACTCAATCTCGTTTAGCTCGAGTGATGCGATTATCTCAGTAAATGCCACAACAGGTGTGTTTACGGTCAATCTTGCAGGGCTCTACCACGTTGATGCAATTTGCTCATGGGATAGCAATACGACTGGAAGTCGTGTGCTTGGCATCAACGGCACCAGCTTTGTGTATACGATGGATAGCGAACAGCAATCCGTGCTCGCTACCACCATTGCTTACCAAGCCTATCAGCGCACGAGTAAAATCATCAGGCTCAATGCAGGTGCGACGGTTAAGGCATATATCCTGCAGAACAGCGGTGCAACACGCACCGTGAGCAATGCCTCACTGAAAATCACAAGGCTCTAATATGGCTGCAACCATCGAGCTGCACATCTACAGTAGCGCAGGAGTTAGGCAGGCAATCGCCACGGATGTGCTCAGCGTGGCCTCACAGCGCATTGTGAATGACATTGATACACTTGCATTTAGTGTGGCAAGCGCATCACCAGTGGTGCCGTATCTCGTGTATGGTGCCATTGTCGAGTACTATCGCACGGATATCGCTAATGGCATTGCCACCTATCGTGAGAGCGTAGGGATAATCAGATTTATCCGTACCAAGCGCACTGCTGATATTACCTATGAGGTAGTGGCATTTGGTTTTAATGTGTTGCTGGCTGATCGCATCGTGGCATACAAATCAGGGCTCACTAATCTGAGCGCATTTAGCGCACAGCCTGCAGAGACCGTATTGAAACGGCTCTTTGATTACAATCTTGGTAGTAGTGCCACGGTGGCAAATGGCAGGTATTTGGATGGCAGGCTCACAGGGGCCACGACTGCTGCCACGAGTGGTGCAGGGAGCTCAGTATCTATCTCATGCGCTAATCAAAACCTGCTACTGGCTATGCAAAAAATCCAGCTCAATGCAGGTGGTGATTTTGCGATGGTATTTACTGCACCTGCCACCTATACCTATACGTGGTATACCAATCAGCTTGGCACTAATCGCACTGCTACTGTGCTCTTTAGTGTTGATAATGGATCGCTCGGCTCACTGGTGGTGGATGATGATCGCGCCAATGATATCACTGCAGCGATTGTGGGTGGACAGGGTGAGGGCTCAGCGCGTGCAATCACCACACGGCCTGCATCACTGCCTACAGGGCTCGATTTGCGTGAGCGATTTATCGACGCGCGCAATGAAAGCACCACTGCGCAATATCAAACGCTTGGAGATGCAGCACTGAGAGACGCGCTGATTAGTCGACAAGCCATAGACGCGCAGGTAATCCAGTCAGCTAATTTGCGCTATGCGCGTGACTATTTTTTAGGCGATCTCGTAACAGTGGTGACACCTGCAGCGAGCGTGACACGCAAAGTGCAGCGCGTCACCATTCAAAACATGAGCACTGGAGAGGAGCGCATAACCATTGAGCTCATTGCCAACTAGCCTGAGCCAGCAATCACGCACCAACAGCCTCGAGCGCATCGAGGCACCTGCTGCTGCACTCACACTCACACGCACTGCGCTGCAGGCAATTACAACCGCAGGCACGCTGATCACATGGCAGAGTGCCACACGTAATAACGGATTTACATGGGCCACCACAGATATCACAATCCCCACTACTGGCTACTACGTGATACAAGTGCGCTTAGCCACTGCAGCAAGTATCACCATGGCAACACAGGTCACGGTAAATGGCATCACAATCGGTTATTTCGGCAACACATACGTTGCCACCACGTACCACACAGGCACCATCATGCGCTATCACGCTACTGGTGATATCCTGCAGATCCGTGTGGTGCCATCAGCCAACACGAACATCAATCAGGCTGCAGAGAATACACTCACCGAGAGCCCACTACTGCACGTTGCGCAGATTACCAGTGCTGTAGTATAATCACAGTGCTGCTAGTGGTTCGGTGCAACATACACTCACGCGCTCATGATGGGGACACTCATGAGCGCGTGAGTGTTTTATCATGCAAAAATCAGGTAAATATCAGGTAAATACCCTCTTGACAAATAAATCATCCTGTATTACTATACGTGTGTAATACAGTAATACAGTATTACACAGTCACTAGTAGCACAGAGGAGTAGAGAGATGAGCAAGCAAAAATTCTGGGTCAAGATCATCGGCGGCAGTTTCTGTGGGTATGTGCAGGCAGTCGATATGCGCAGCGCAGTGCTCAAAGCCATCGGTAAGCGCGCCAGCACCAAGAGCCTCGGCATCGCATACGATGTGCACACACAGACGGCTCAGGTGCTCAAGCACACCAAGTACGGCACCATGATTATCGACCGCGTATCAGTCGTAGCAGAATAGGAGTACACACATGGCACACATCTACACGGATGGCACAGAGCACTATGATGCAACGCTTGAGGCTAAGCGGTTTGCCTATCAGCAGATGCTTATGCACATCGACAAGCTCATCACGCATGTAGAGGCACATGGTCCAGTCAATCCGCAGGCAAATCGCTTACGCGCCACAGTGCAGTACTACATGCGCAACGTCAACCGCTTGACACAGATGCACAAGGCAGGTAAGTAATGAATCGCACCACACACACAGAGGTACACAAGCTGAGCGACACACTGCAGCTGGTGATTGACATTGAGCGCACTATGGAGCAGCCATGGCATGGAATGGTGAAGTTTGTTGATAGCAATCGCGCTGGCTTGATTCTGTGGCGTTTCGAGCGGCCTCAGTATGAGACACTCGATGCAGCCATGGATGCAGTGCGCGCACAGGTAGCGCACAAGATGACACAACTCTCAGGCAAAGTGGCAGAGGCAATGAATGGAGCTAACCATGCATAAGCTGATTGCCAGTGGCCGCATCGCAGGATGGCACTACTGGATATATCTCGAGCGTAGTGGGCTCTATACGTGTGACGTAATGACAGATGAGCGCGCAGTGTACCTGACTGCGCGCACACTGGATGAGGCAAGGCAGAAAGTGAGAGAGGTAATCGCATGAGTGATGTATTGCTGATTGTGGCAGGTGTCGTATTGTGGCCACTGCTCTGTGCACTGGCTGACAAACTGCGAGGTATGCGATGACAGAGCTGTTGATAGGGCTTGGGCTCATGGCTGGTGTAGTAGGCTGCAGTATCAGTCTCGTGCAGCTCATGCACTGGAGCGAGCAAAAGCGCGCAGAGCTGCTGCGCAAGACCGTAATGAGCGCATTTCGTGAGGGATATGACGTGCGTAAGAGTGAGGAGATGCAGTGATGCATAACTCAATTCAGGATGTGCGCGATGCAATCGCACAGGCAGAGAGCCAGCTCGAGGATGATATCATGCTGCGCGATACCATCCGCGCAATCATCAAATCCATCGGCGTAGAGGCAGTGAACACGGATCATTACTATGAGCTGTGTGAGCGCATCACCAAGGCAGAACGGGAGATTGCGTATGGTAAGGCATTAGTAAGTGCAGCAGAAAGGATGGGCACCAGTGCAGAAACACAATAAACGCAGATTGATGAGTGTGCGCATACCAGTGAGCCTCTATAGCACACTGCAGCAGATCGCACGCATGCTGCGTGATAGTCGTGGGGATAATGTGGCAGTGAGTGAGTTAGTCGTGCAGGCAGTCGAGCAGTATGTTGCAAAGATGACAGGAGTAGCAAATCATGAGTAACTGGAAGAAGATTGCATCACAGGTGCAGGTAGTGCGCGCAGCAGGTGAGGGTGATGGGCTTGGCCGCTTTCGCTGGAATAATGGCTTAAAAGTGGGCCGCAATGGCAGTGCAGGCTGCTGGTATGCCAAGAGCGAAAGCTTTCACAGCCTGCCTACTGGCTGGAAAGCGAGCACGCTGTATGGTGAGGATGGCTATGAGGCTGAACACATCAACATGATCCCACTGCTCAAGCGTTCGCAGCCATTTAGCGTAGTAGATGGCATGGCAACATGGCACACCGAGTGGCGACCAAATCAAGGCATGAAGATGTATACAGAGGTTTTATGCCTCATCGAGGGCTATAATCAGCCGTTGGTGATGACAGGGAAAGGCTGGGCTGCATCACGCATCACACACTACAAGCGCGGATGCTTTGCAGAGCAGCATGAGTATGTCACCAGCGTAGCATCAAAGCTGGCTGGTATGACACTGCAGCCATGGGCTTTTTGGCACTCAATCGGTGGAGCCTATGACAAAAAGCATGAGCCCATGTTTGTCGAGGTAGGCAGTGGCACACAAAAAACGCACCTGCATGACATCACGTTAGGGATCGCACAGCAGGCCACAGAGCAGGAGATTGATGCGCTGTATGTCGGTGATGCGCTCTATGCACAGGCCACGGATATCTACAATGAGTATATGACTGCAGAGTGGCACAAACAAAAGCGCAAGAGCGCAGATGCACCAGCCAGCGCAAGCGCAGCAGCTGAGGATGATGATGAGGAGCTCGCATTTTAGGATAACATTGAGCCCACTGCAACGCGCGTTGCAGTGGGCTCTCTGTACGTTATTTGGTGATACCTCGCCACGAGATACCATGAGTAGTATACCACAGGAGGATGATATGAGCGATTTTGATACTGGTGAGTTTATTTTAAAGCCAGTCAAGCCAAAGCCACTGCAAACCGTTAAGCACATCACTATCGGTGCGCACAGGGTGCCATTTACCATCGAGCGCAATCATCTAAACACTATCACGCACTACACTGGTGTGCTGCTAGGTGTGCAGATAACGCTGCGTGAGAGTGATCGCGCGCAAGCCACTCCATTTTATGATATTGAGCTTAGCACTCGCAATGAGACACGCACACACGTAAAAATTAATGATTTATGGGTTAATGTGAAAATCTCAGCCAGTATCGCTGATTTGTGCGCTATGCCACCACTGGATGCATGGCTTAGTGGGCTGTGTGTGCCATTCTATGCAGATACCTCATGCACCTATGAGACGTATGCAGGCTATATCCGTACATACTTTTCAGCGGATCGCCAGCTCTTTTGCTATGAGCGTAGAGATACTATAGATGATTTACCTGATGTAGAGTGGCGTGAACAGCATCATGCAGAGGGGCTTTTTGCACTTGGATATGGGGTGTATGAAAGTGCGTTTTTCAAGGCAGGCAAGGCACATCTACGAAGAGTGCTGAGCCACATTGAGGAGGTTACGCAATGATGTTCTCACAGTATTTTGGGCTCAAGCGTATGAGCCAGCTCTATGATATTTCGACAGCCTCACGCATGATCATTGATGTGGTATGGCAGATGACTGATATCTATACAGGCACAGATATCCATGCTATCATCACAGGTACCTACACGAGTAATCAGCAGTGGATTAATCGGCCCATTGAGCGCATTACCACACATCTTGAGTGTGGCTGTGTGATTACTGTGGCCACTGGTAAAGAGCTACGTGGCGTAATCCCTATCCCGCGCATCACATCTGCTGCAGGCTGTGCCTACACACACGAAAGAGAAAACGCATGAGACGCGCGATCACACACTATACGACAAATTGCCAAACGTGTTCCCGGTGGAGCGTTCGGCAGCAGTGCCAACGATGCGGCCCGAATCCCCAGCGCCAACAACGGCGCCGGTTCAGTACTCATTATTTGAAGGAGTGTGACGGTATGGAACCAACGTTTCAGGAGTTAGTATTTGCAAGCATCAAGCGGATTATGCGCGAATGCGAGAAAAACGGAATTTCGGCTGCGGATTTGCCCGAATATGAAGTACATTTGCATGAACGGCATATGGATTGGGTTATGCACACATACCCGTCACGTGATGGATCACACCCAAGTAAAGCACAGTATGGCGCGTCAATTTATGTTGGTAATGTGCTTCTTAATGATTCGTCGATATACTGGCCAATCATGCTTGAAATCAACGATGTTGTCACAATTTTATATAGCGAGTTAATCGGCCAATCTATACAGCAGATAATAACCACACATCCTAACTTTAAGATAGCGATTAAATGCGAATCGGCATTTAAGGCGTATGTAATGGAAAGGTTTCTAACGATGAATGAACAGCCACGGGTGACGATGCAGGACATTATTCAACAATTGGCGCAAAGTTTTAATGCCTCTGGGGACACTGGGGACAATCCCGAAACGTACACCGTTCACGTAGTACGAAATTACGATTACCAGCGCCGCACAATCACGTATACGGCAAGGATCCCCAGCGATGCGCCAAAATACGCATTGCATAGCATTGATATGGAAAAAGTAGATTCCGAAACGTGGGGATTATCTATTTGGGATATGACGGGTACGGGCGTTGTGTCATATTGGGGTTCGCTTAGCGAAATCGAGGATTACATGATTGAGGAATTCAAATTGTCTATTAATTTTTGCGATGATAAGGGAGTAATCACCAAATGACTGACGTATTTACAGGCACTGATATGCATGCAGTGCTCTCAGGCACATACTCAAAAAATCGTCACTGGATGGATCGGCCCATTGAGCGCATTACCACACACCTCGAGTGTGGCTGTGTGATTACTGTGGCCACTGGTAAAGAGCTACGTGGTGTGGTGCCTATCCCGCGTATCACACCTGCTGCAGGCTGTGCCTACACACACGAAAGAGAAAACGCATGAGACGCATGAGACGCGCGATCACACACACCATCAGAGGCTATGAGGTAGAGATACGGCCCGCCATGTTTGGGCCTGCTGGACACTATGACATGTATGTGTACTTTCTTGGCCGTGTGCCTACTGCACCATCAGTGCATGAGAGTATTGCGCAGGCACTGGCACATGCTGAGCAGTGGCTCACATGGTTTGATGCACAGGGTGGCGTGGCAGGATATCAGCAGCGCATGCGTGCATACTATGGCACGTATGCCTATACGGATGAGAGCTACCGCGTATGAATCTCATACAGGCAATCCTGCAGCACTTAGGCATCGCCTACGATGCGAGCAAATCGCAATACCGATGCAACTCACCACTACGCACAGGCAGTGATAGCAACAGCTTTAGCATCAAAATTGATGAGCGTGGTGGCACCTACCATGATCATGTGAGTGGTGAGAGTGGCACACTCACACAGCTGGCTGATACGCTTGGTATCACCTACACACGCTCGACCACATCCAAGCGCAGCTACATGAGTGGTAACGACTATGCAGCACAGCATGGTGTAGCGTGGAAAGTGCTCGAGCAGGCTGGATGGAGTGAGATCAAGTACATGAGACGGCCTGCGCTCAGGATTGAGACCGCACACGGCCCGCGCTATCGCTTTTTAGATTACCGTGATGAGCAAACCTACATCAATGAAAAGGGATTTACACGCTGTTGGTATCTGATGAGTGAGGCAGTGCGCATGGCTCGCGCGACCAGTCAGCCACTCGTGTACTGCAATGGTGAGTGCAGTGCAGTAGTAGCCATGCACTATGGAGTGCCTGCGCTCACTGTGGCAGGTGGTGGTGAAAATGCCATACCAGCAAGCCTACTGGATGAGCTCAAACAGCTCTACACAGGCTCGATCATCGTAGCACTCGATTGTGATGCAAAAGGCAGAGCAGCGAGCCAAAAGCTGGTGAGCCAGCTACGGTTAGCAGGCTATACCGCGTATGCCGTGGATCTCAATCTTGGAGCTGGTGGCGATATCGCAGATTACTGCAAATTGTATCAGCATGAGAGTATGCAGCAGCTGCTCACGCTCAAACCACCATCACAAGAGGTAGAGTATAAAACCACGTTTAATACCATCAGCGCAGCAGATTTGGATAAAAAGCGATTTGCTGCACTCAAGTGGATTGTCGAGGATATCCTGCCTGAGGGGTGTTTTGTACTTGCAGGAAAGCCAAAGAGCCGTAAATCATGGCTCACTACGCATATTGCACGCACTGTGGCTATGGGTGGCAAAGTGTTTGGTCAGTATGCCACGCATCAGGGCTCAGTGCTGTATATGGATCTCGAGAGTAATCAGCGGCGCATGCAATCACGCTTACAGCAGATGGAGCGTGATGATGAGGGTCAGCCAGCTAATATGTTTATTACGAACACGTGGCAACGTGGTGAGCTTGGTGTCGCTGATTTGGATATCTATCTCACAGAGCATAAATGTGCGCTTGTGGTAATCGACATCCTCGAAAACATCCGCGCGCCACGCACCAAGCATGGCAACCCCTACACTGAGGATTATGATGCAGTCAAGCCATACAATGAGCTGGCTGAAAAGCACCATTGCTGCATCCTCATGGTGCACCACACACGCAAGTCACGGAGTGAGGATGCATTTGATGAGATATCAGGCACAACAGGGCTGGTGGGTGGTGTGGCTGGCATGCTCATCCTCTCACGCATCCCCACCAAAGAGACACACAGCGAGCTGATGGTACGCGGCCGTGACATCGAGCATGATGATAAGCGTGTGCTCAAATGGAATGATCATACATCCAGCCATGAGCTGGAGAGCGATCCTGCACAGGCATACATGAGTGATGAGCGCATGGAGATTATGCGCATCATAGGCAGTGCACACATGCGTGTGCAGGATATTGCGCACGAGGCAGGCAAATCACGTCAGGCAGTGCACAAGCTGCTACAGAAATTGTGCGGCCTTGGTGCACTTGCACAGGATGAGGTAGGCAAATACTACGCACCACAGGAGCGCAGCTATCCTGCTGGCTATGATGCACCTGCTGAGCCAGTGCAGGCATCAACGCATCAGCCTGCACTCTTTCTCCACACACTGCCACTCATCCAGCAGCAAAAGCTCCAAGAGAAGTGGCGCGCAGGTGATTCTGCCACGTTTACACAGATTTGTGCAGTCTATGGCATTGGCTCACAGGCAGATAGGATATGGGGGGAGTTATGCCAGCTCGATACACAATAATGGTTGATGGCGTTGCGTATGATGTGATGGCAGCAGGCCGCGCGAAAGCGTGTGAGGCTGCAGTGCGTGACCATACTGGATATGAGGGCAGGATTATCATCACATTTGCACGCTATGTGTCATCAGGGGTGATCTATATCGCCACTACTGCACATAACGTTATCTATGAGGTAGTAGTAACACAGTAAGAGAGATAAAATATATCTCTATAGGTATTATGGTGGTTTACAGTGGTTTACATGGTTGACAGTGGTTTACATGGTTTACATGGTTTACATTTGTCAACCGTTGTCAACCAGGGCTATTTTAGGTGGTTGACAAGCGTTTGAGGCTTTCTAATGCAGTAATCTCGTATGTTGTCAACCGTCAACCACTATGTATACCAGTTTGTCAACCACCTAGCGTGTATTTGTCAACCACCTAGCGTGTATTTGTCAACCACCTAGCGTGTATTTGTCAACCAGTGAGGAGTAATGCGATGAAGATGACACAATCACAGTGCGCAGCGTGCAGTCAGTGGCTCAGCGTGGCGCAATTCAGCAACTTCGTCAACGTGTGTGATACCTGTCTGCAGGATGAGAGCCTACTCTCACGGCTCACGGCTCGTGCAGACATGCTGCAGCAGGATCTCGTGGCGCACATCGAGGCACTCAGTGATGAGGATATGGACCGATGGTCCAACATTTGGATAGCACAGCAGCAGCTGGCTCAACCACCAGTGTATGAGCCGTATGAGAAAAGCCTTGAGCGTGCAAAAGAGCGTGACAAACTGGTGCGCATGCTTGAGCGCACCATACAGAAAGGCGATGCCATCAGCACCTGCATGCGCATCCAGCGTGATCTCAAGCGTGTATATGCGCATATTAAAACCGTGAAGTTAGTACAGGGTGATACACATGCGTAAGCGATATGGGCACCAGTATCAAGATAAGGCGTATTTAACCAAGCAGCTCAAGGCTGGTATGCGTGTAGAGCAGATAGCAG